CTCTGTATTGCCTGAGGCTAGAAAAGGTAATCCTCTATACCTAGATTTCTGATATAAGGAATGTAAATATTGCTCCAATACATACGCTAATTTAATAGTCTTAGCCCGATAAGTCGCTATAGGAATTACTTTAATATCTAATGGTAACTTCATATACTCAATACGTTTAGTTAAAGATAAAGAAGTATAACCTATTTTATATACTATAAGCCCTGATGGAAGTATAAATTTAATATAATAAACTAAGGCAGATTTATTTATAGATAACTTATAACCGTATTTATATGTGTAAACTCTACGATTAACTGGGCAGTATTTATTAGATAAATAAGGTAATAATATAGCTTTAGGAATGGTTTTTAATATTGCTATAGTTTTCATAGTTGTTGTGGTATTTAAGATAAAAGGTATAATAGCATATTTAAACCAATAAAGAGATTAAAATGAAACATATAGTAAGTTTTTCTAGTGGCATGGGCAGCTTTGCTGAAGCCGAATCTTGTGTAGATAAGTTTGGTAAAGAAAATGTATTACTACTTTTTGCTGATACTCTTATAGAAGATGAAGATAACTATAGATTCTTGCAGGAAGCTACAACTTATTTAGATTGTGAATTAGTTAAACTTTGCTACGGTAAGACTCCTTGGGAACTATTTGAAAAACAGAGGTTTGTAGCCAATAGTAGGTTAGATTCCTGTAGCAGAGTGTTAAAAAGAGAGTTATTAATTAAATATATAGGTAAAACTTATGGAATAGACGTAGAAGTGCCTGTATTAGACTACAAAAAAGAACCTTTAGTTAATATATACGGTAAAAGTTTAACTAGCACAGTACGTCATTTAGCTGCCGAAGTACACTTAGGCATAGACTTCTCAGAACACCATAGATTAACAAGGGTACAAAATAATATGCGTCCTTGGGTGTATAGATCAACTTTAGTAGAAGAAGGACGGATAATACCAAAAGATTATTCCGAAAAGTTCGGCATAGAAAAACCTAGATTATATAAAATGGGATTTGGTCATGCTAATTGTGGCGGATTCTGTGTTAAAGCAGGGCTGGGACATTTTAAAACATTATACGAAGTAATGCCTGAAAGATATAAAGAGCATGAAGATATAGAAATATCTTTAGCAAATAAATGTAATACGAAACCTTTTCTTAAAAAGACTATAAATAATGTCACTAATTATATAACTATGAGGCAATACAGAGAGGAGTACCTAGAAATAGGTAAAGCGGAAGAAGATACATTTGATATAGGTGGATGTGGCTGTGCTATCTAATTAATAATAAATAGTAGCTTTAAAATTTATTTACTAAAGCTACGTTTAATTTCTTCAATATGTCTACCACAACCAATACATACTTTATCTTTATCTAACTTACATTGCTTAATACATTTAGTTACAACCTTTTGGATCAACATATAACTTATATCCTTTTATCCAATTATTATAAAGTAACTCTTGAGCAAATATTACGTCAATTTTACCCTTACAGATTAAAGTATGTAACTTAACTTCTAATTTATCTTTATCATGAGCATTACATTTACCAAAAAAGGGTTGAATCATTAGATTAGTAATATCATTAGACCCACCATCTGTTAAAGCTACTCTATGATCTACTTCATATAAGCCACTACCAGAGGTAAAAATAACTCCATCACGTTTATATACGGCTTTTTTAAGTATCGCACTTACATTTCTAATTGTAGAAGTTTTAGTATTACATATAGAGTAAACGTCTGTAGTTCGTATATGCGATGAGGCAAGAATTGTTGTAGAGTAATTAAAAAGTAATATTAGCAGTAATCTATTCATATATATATAGCGTTATAGCTTAATAAAACCGTTAGCGAGCAACCATGTATAAGTTGCCATAGCAATAGACCCAAGTAACCATAAAAAACCTTTCTTGGTAAGTCTACCAAGTTCCCTCTCGTTTTCTTCTTTAGCTAATATAACCGCTAATTTAGCTATTCGTAATATATCATCTTCTATTAAAACTTGTGTGTTGAAGCGAGGACAATCAGAAAATTTAGCAGCTTTCTCTAAGCATATAGTAGAATACGTAGTTTCTGTCATAGATATATCCAAAAAATTACTATTTATTTGCTTTGTATAAAAAGTAATGTTACAATTCTATATAGTATAAGCCATAAATATCCATTATGCAAATATAAATATAAGCCTTTAAAGGTATAGGAGTATCATGAACTTAATAGTATCACAAATTATAGACTTAGACGGTAAAGTAAGCCCAGCGATACTAGCTAGTATCTTTGGTGTAAATGTATCACTACTATATCAAGAAAGTCAGTCAGGTAGGCTACCTATATCTTTAGTAGATTCTACTTATAGAGAATGTATTCAAACTTACTTAGCTTACTTTAAAAAATCAGTGGATGTAAAACTACTTAAAGAACAAAATGGGCAAGAGCTAAAATTAATTAAATTAGAGGAAGCTAATAAATTAAGAATAGATAGAGAGCTAATTAAAGCAGAAGAAGCAAGAAATAAAGTTAATAAGCGTAGTTTTGGTGGGGAAGATGAAGGAGATGGTATGCACCCATTGGTTAGCTTAAAACTTATGCAGGATATAAAGTTAAATGTAGTAAAGGAACGCCAAATACATCAGAAACTAGCTATTGAAAGAAATGAATATATAAAAACAACTGAAATGTTAAATATACTAACACCTTTCGTTCAAGCAATTAAAAATAACTTAGTTGATCTGGCATCAGATAATCCTGAGATACAAGAACAGTTAGATCAAAGTATGGAAAGTTTATTTAATCTCGGTACTGCTATTGTTGAACAAGCCCAAGAAGATAGGTTAAATGTAGTTGAAATAGCTATGAATACCGAATTAGATAAAGACGCTATTAGAAGTGGTTTAGGGCTATAAAGTTTTGTTACTAACTAGGGTAGCTTCAGCATAAAGCAGATAGAAAACATTATGAATGATAAACAATTAGATAATATATCTGAACGTAACTTATATGGTGAGTTACTTTCTATCTTTAAACAACCTAAACGTATGGGAATACTAGAATGGGCGGAAACATACCGTATAATGACCAGTTTAGAATCCTCTATGGTAGGAAAGTTCTCTAATGCTAAAACACCTTACATGGAATTTATGTATGATTGCTTTGATAACCCTGATATACCAGTTATTGTAAGTATTAAGAGCGCACAGGTTGGATTTTCCGAGGCTACTAATAACGCACTAGGATGTTGGATACATAATAACCCATCTAAAATAATTATGGCTTTTCCAAGATTAGCTTCTGCAAGAAACTATAGTAGAGAAAAGATTAAGCCATTCTTTACAGGAACTAAAGTATTAAAAGATATAATTAATCTTAAAGTAGCTAAAGAAAGTTTTAACTATTTTGAATTCCCTAATGGTTTTCTAAAACTTATTACGGCGGGTTCAGTAAGTGAAATGAAATCATCCTCTATACCTAGAATTATTATAGAAGAACCAGATGATTTAAAAGGTGACGTAAACGGACAAGGAGATAGTTTAGATATTATAATGGAACGGCAGAAAACTATCCCTAGACGCAGAAAGAAGTTAATTTTTGGTGGTACACCAACAGACTCTGATCTATCAAAAGTAGAGGATGCCTATAAAAAGTCAAATCAAATGGTATTTAAAGCTGAATGCCATAATTGTAAAGGACTACATGAACTATCCTTTGATAATTTATATGAAGATGATTACCCAAATAGACTAATAGATGAAATTTACGGTAAAAAGAATCCTAAATCTTCTTATTATATATGTCCTTTATGTGAAACTCCTTGGACTATGGAACAGAAGAAAAGTAATATAGTTGCTGGAATGCAACATGGTAATAAAGGTTGGCACCCACAAAAGCCTGAAATAGATGAAATATATGGGTTTTCCTTTAACGAACTACTAAGTTCTTTTGATGCGTCCTCTTACTATGAATTAAGTAAGAAAAGAATACTAGCGCAATTAGATTTAGAGAAAGGTAATGAAGGTAAAATGAAAAGTTTTACTAATAATAATATGGGTAAAACATATTCATCTGGTATTACTTCACTAGAAGCAGAGGAAATGAAAATTCTAAGAAGTAATTACCCAGAACACATAGTACCTATGGAAGGATTAGTATTAACGGCTGGAATAGATGTACAAGATAATAGATTTGCTGTTATAATTAGAGCTTGGGGTAGAAATAATAACTCTTGGTTAGTAAGTTGGTATGAAATATTTGGTGAGGTTAAAGTACAAGAGTATGGTACTAATGGAGATTTTAATGGTATATGGGGTGAGCTAGCAGATAAATTAGTTCATTCAAATATACCCCATGCGTCAGGAAAATTGTTAAAGATTTCAGCTATATCTATTGATTCGGGCGATAACACAGAATTAGTATATAAATGGGTACTAGCTATGCAAAAGTATAACCCACATATATTAGCTACAAAAGGTACCAGAGATTTACGCTTTTCTGATGATGGTATATATAGAATACCTACTATGTTTGATGTAGATAGTGATACGCAAAGTAGAAAAACCTTAGCTGAAACAATGGGAGTAGCTATCTTTCCACTTGGGGCGCACGTAGCACACACAGAAATACTTAATAGAGTATTACTAAATAAAAATAAAGATGCTAGGTCAAATATATATTACTTTAATGAACAATCATACGGTAATTATGAAGAACAAATGACTAGCTGTAGAAAATTAATTGATGTTAATTCCGGGTATAATAAAAGTATATATAAGTTAAAACCTGGGGCTAGAAAAGAAAGTATTGATAGTGAGAAAAATGCTTTACATAGTGCTTATGCTATAGGAATACGTAACTACACCCATTCCCAATGGAAGGCTGTAGAAGATTATTTATATGATAAATAACAGTTAGGAATTATAATGACAGCCATGACACTACAAGAGGCTTCGGCTCAATTAGTTACTGTAAATATAGCTATATCTGATTTAATAGCTGGTAAAAGAATAGCAGAACTTAATATTGGTACAGGTGCTACACAAAGAAGATATAAATATAGCGAGATAACTATAGATAATCTTACAGTTTTACGTAATGAATTACGTTCTATTATAAATACATTACAACCAGACGTTAAGCCTATATTTAGACTTAATGCTAACATTCCTATTATTGTAGAGAAAGGTAACTACTAATGGCAGATACTATAGAAGAACGTAATTACCCTAATTATATTTATGGGCCTATAAATCAAGCTAAAGCGTTTGAAGGAGCATCCACTAACTTTAAAAATGGCTTAAAAGGGTTACTTAAAGGTGAGCCAGATCAATTAGCCGCTAGAGAAATACAATATCTACAACTTAGATCAGCACACGCAGTACGTAATAATGGTTATGCTAAAATTGCACATAAAAAATGGGTAACTAATGCTAATGCTATAACTATATTATGGAAAGATGATAAAGGTAAAAGTCATAAAATAATGCAAGAGCTGTGGGATGAGTTCTGTTTAAATCCTAACTTAGATGGATTTGGTGATTATAATGTAATGCAAGGAGTATCTAATTCCTCTATATTTCTTAATGGTAACTCTTATATACGAAAAGTAATTAAGAGAACTGGAAATTCTAATGTAGTACCGTTAAAATTACAACTTATCCCAGCACAACTTCATGCAATAGGACAATCTAAATCTATAAATGTAAATTTACCTAATAGTGTAGTACGTTATGGGATGATGTTTATCGATTCCGTACCAGCAGAATACTATTTTAGGAAAAGTATACCTGAACAAACGATTGATGGATTAAAAACAGGTATATTAATAACTGTACCTGCCGATGAATTAGTACATACGTTTATTCGTGATGAACCTGGGCAATGGCTTGGTACACCATTACTTTCATCAGTCTTATTATCCTTGTATGAATTAGATGAATTAATTGATGCTACAGTATCTAAGCAGAAAGCAGCACAGGCTATTGCTATGGTAGTTGAAAATGCTAATAATGCAGCTAATATGCTACCAGTAGGCGCACCAGTCTATAGAAATGATGGTATACCAGGAGAAGATAAGTTAATTCTACAAAATAGAAGTACAGGAGTACAGTATGTTAATAAAGGTGAAAGTGTTAAGTGGTTTCAGGGTGGGGATATTGGCGCTAACTTTCAACCTTTGGTTATTATGGAATTACGTAAGATCGCTTCTGTCTGTGATTTAATGTTACATGAATTAAATGGGGATACTGCTAGTTTAAATTTTAGTTCTTTAGTAGGTTTATCTATATTAAGTCGTAATAGATTAGAATATCTACATAACTTTCTATTTATACCTTTACGAGAAAGACCTATTGCAAAAGCATTTAAAGACTTAGCTGTATTATATAATGGAAAAGTAAGTAATGCTAAACCATATTTTCAATTACCACGCTGGAGAGGTGTAGATGATTTAAAAGATATGCAAGCAGATGTATTGGGTATTCAAAATGGATTACAAACTTATGAAGGTGCTTTAGCCGAAAGAGGACATACACCAGAAGATATTATAGCAGATAGAGCTACAGTAAAAAGTTTAGAAGAATTTGGTATATTTATTAACACTGGTGCTAGTAATCCTTCTATGAGTCAGGCTAAAAATACTCAGGCTAGTACACAAACAACAAGTATGTAATTAAATTAAACTATTATAATATATATAGTTGACACATATAAATAACTTATGGTAGCATGTAAGAAAAATTGGAGTAATTAATGGGTTATCCTAGAGTTTTAACAAGATTATTGAATACACCTCTTGCTATCTCACAATGTAAATTAGATATTTTATCTTCTAATATTACTTTGAAAATTTTAGCAGGAGAGAAAATAGAATCTTTAGTTAATAATGATTCAGTAATTTCTAATAGAGATACTACAATAGCTTCGTCTAATACTTCTGTAATTAGAGTATTTGATTCGCTTGTATCTAAAAATGGTGGCGGAGATTCTGGCTCTACCTCTTATGAAGCTATAACACGACAAGTAATTTCATCTATAGAAGCTGGCGCTACTAAGTTAGTATTCTACATAGATTCCCCAGGCGGAGAAGTATCTGGTTTATTTGGTCTAGCTGAATTTATAGCAGAATTACCCTCTAAACATGGTATTGAAACTATAGCTGTTACAGATGGTATGGCTACTTCTGCTGCTTATGTATTAGCTTCTGCCGCACAAAAAGTCTATGCTACAACTTCTTCTATCATTGGTTCTATGGGAGTTATCATGACTCTAGTAGATGCTACTGCTGCCGATACTAAAGCCGGATTAACTTATACTATTATTAGAAGTAAGTCAGAAAAAGCTATAGGGAATCCACATGAAGGTATTACTGCCGAAGGTCTAGCAGATAAAGTAAAAATGTTAGGTACATTAGATACTATAATGAATGAAACTATTAATAAGTTCAGACCATTATTAAGTATTGAAAGTATTCTTAATTTAAAAGGTAACACAGTATTAGGAGAAGAAGCTCTAGCTCTTAATCTTATAGATGGTATAATTTCTTCTGTAAATGATATTTTAATTCCGGTTACTAAGAAAGATATACTTACAACAGTTTCATCAACACAACAAAAAGGGTTTAATATGAATGTAGAAGACTTACAGGCCGAAGTTATTAAGCTCGGTGCTGAATTAACAAAAGCTAAGGCAGAAATGGGATTAGCAGAAGCTAAAGCCAAGATGTCAGAACAAGGTAGAATCTTAGGCATTATTGAAGCATCTACTACTTTTGGTACACCACTAACAGCAGCAGTAAACTTTATTAAGTTAGGTGCTAATGTAGATATGGCAGTATCCGCCTTTGAAACTATTAAAGAACATAGTCAAATTGCTAGTCATGTAGATGTTGCAGTATCTGCAATTACTTCTACAGTATCTGCTTCTGACTTTCCCTCTAGTGCTAAATCAGCTATGCAAACATTATTAGATATGAAAGCGGCTGGCGTAGCTAACCCAAGTAAAGGATTGTTATAATGACAGCTAGAAATGAATTAGATGGTGCAGTAGCTGGTGGTTGGAATAATTATCCTAATCGAGTAACTAAAAAGATTTTTTATGGTCGTGAATGTACTGAATCGCAGCCAGGAACTATTAAACAAGGACAAGTATTAAAAGCCTATACTTTTTTAGAGAGTGATAATACAGGTAAACTTATTGCTCATTCAGGATTAGTAGAATCTGCTCAAGTAGTTTTTAGTGCGGCGCTTACTTCTGGTCAAACTATCATTATGGGTGGTTTAGTTTTTGCGTCAGGGGCATCTGGTACTACACCAACTCAACTAGCATTAGCTTGGTCTAATAATGGTTTAGGTATTTCTGCTGGCACAGGCTATGCAGCACTTACAGGTGTTACTAATGCTATTAACGGAGGTACTTTTACTTCTGGTACTTTGGCTGGCTATAATACCATTTCTGGTACTACAGCAACCTCAGTACTATTTAATGCAACTATTTCTGGTAACTCTACTGACGTGGCAGTTACGGGAACTGGTTCTGCACCTACTGTGACTATTGTAGCTAGTACAGCACCTCTAAACTATATTGCTGGTATTACTATGTATGATGTAGACGCTACTGCTGGTGATGTAATCGCAGAAGTATATACTGAAGCGTCTTTCTGGGGGGATGACGATGGTTCAGTGGCTTTACTATGGAAAGTAAGTACATTAACTGATACTATTATTTCAGCAACAGGCGTAGCAGTACCTGTAACAGCATATAATACAGGTTGTTCAGGTACATCCGCTGCATCACATTTATTGAAAAAGAAATTTGTAGAAAATACAGAATTTGAACTTGGTTTCGTAGGTATTGGAGATAGACTATAATGAGTACACTAACTAACGCAGATTTTATGTCTCCGTATGATGTCGGTAAATACCTAGATGGCGTTATTCCAGGTAATAAAGATATTAGACAGAATTGGTTGCAAAGCCATTTTGGTAATAGAGATACAACTGAACTTACTTCTATTAATTTAGATAGAGAATTTGACCAAGGTAATATTATGGGTCAATACGTTCATCCTAAAGCTAAAGCTGGTCAAATTGAGCTTCCTGATTTTGGTACTTCAGAATTACGCTTTGCTTACTGGAAAGAAGCATTACAAAGTGATGACTTTATTACTTTAAATCAACGTCAAATGGGTGATCAGTTCGGTCAAGTAGACGTTCTAGCTAATGATGCACGTAGATTAGATCAAAAACTAGGGCTAGCTTTAGGTACTAAAGAAAATCTAATGGAACTAGCTGCTAGAGATATTCTTATCTATGGTAAACATACTGCTACTTCTACTAAACATGCTCCTGTAGTATGGGATTTTAACCGTACTGTTATTACTTCTGATGCTGACTATCTGAAAGGTTATATTCCTGAAGTAGATTTAACCACATTAAATGGTAATGGCGGTGTTGGTAAGCGAGCTTGGGGTTCTACTGGTGGGACTACCGGCCCTACACCATACAAAGATTTAGTTAAAATGGTACAAACCGCTAATCGCCGTCAAGGTGTAGAAGTTGTTTGGATGAGTGAAGATGCTGCCGATGCTTTAGAAGTTGATATTAATTCTAATTATAAAGATGCAGCTACTCTGACCCTAGCAGTAGAACAACGTATTAGTATGCACGTACTTCCTATTTATAAGAAGTATCAAACATTGAACTATCGTAGAACTGTTATGATTGGTCAACAATCTATTGATATTTTCACGTATGGTGCTGTGTATAAAGATCGTGTAGATGGTACTAAGAAATCATTTGAAGTTCCTGGTCGTGTTGTATGTATTCCTCCTTCTAATAACCAAATTGTTAGATATGGGCGTATTATGCACCGTAAAGCTAATTGGACTGCTATGCCTATCTGGGTAAATGTAACTACTGATTCTGAAACAGGCGAAATTGAGCAAACATTACAATCTAATTTTGTATTGGCTCCACTTGATATTGATTCTGTTGTGAGTTGGAAAGTTATGTAAAGAATTTATGGGGGTAGAAATATCCCCATTTATAAAGAAGTTATCTTATTGGAAAGAAAGGGCAATCTAAATTAAATATACCTTAAAGCATTTAAGGTAACTTCTTTATAAAGGTATCTATGTTACTTACATTAGAAATACAAGGATTAGCCGCATTAAAAGAACGCTTATCCTCTGAAAGACTTACTAATAACATAAGTAAAAGTATTGTTCCAGCAGCTATGTTAATTCACGAAGCTGTAGATAGTACAATTACTAATAAATATAGTTTAAATAGGTCACTTACTTCAGTATTACAGAAAAGTACATTAGGTAGAGTAGATAGAGAAGGTAGTTTCATCTCTACATGTTTAGTTTATGAATACGCTCCTATTGATTTATCTAAATTTCCTTATACCTATGAGCATATACCTATTACTAATTCAGGTGCTGTACATACAACTACAGTAATTCGTAAAAGTAGTAAAAAAGTAATAGGTAAAAGTGGTAATGGTGGTTTTGTACCTAGAAATAGAAAATATAACACTAATGTATGGCTTGGTTATAAAGGCGGAGCGCAAATGTTTGAACGTATAGGTAAGAATAGAAACCATTTACGCTTATTACTAGGGCCAAGTTTATCTCAAATGGCTAAAAAAGTATTCGTTGACGGTGATCCATTGATAACACAAGCTTTTGATAAGGCTACACAGTTAATTATAGGTACTCTAGCTCTATGAAGGAAGACATAGCTAAAACTTTTGAGCTTATAGGTGAAGATATAACTTTTCCTATAATAGGTATTTCACCTAGTTATACTATTAAAGCTATACCCGAATTTATAATAAATTCATTATATAAAGAAGCTGGTACGATATATGAAGTCGAAGTGCAGACATTTTATTTTACAGTACAAACATCTGATGTTAAAAAGTATAATATAAATTTAGATCAATCTTTTACGCTATTTGATGGCACTTATACACATACATTTAATTTAGACGGAATACCTGTAGATGATCTATCCGGGTATAGTCGTTTTGCAGTAGATTGGGTATCAAAAATATGATTGATTTAAATGTTATTATAACTAGACTACAACAAACTACTAATTATACTATAGTACCAGCTAGGGCTAAAGAACCAGAACTTACAGGGGAGTTACCTATCTTATATATAGGTTATAGAACAATAGATTCTAAAAATCCAGGAGCCGCGGTAGCTTATGACGTATATAATCTACATGGAGAAGACTTATTACAAAGTTTTGATATACAAATAGCATGTAAACAAGTAGACTTACCTATGATATGGATGAATGTATATAAACAACTTATAGGTTGGAATCCTAAACCAAATGAGGCTATTCATTCTAGCTTTACTTATGAACGGGGCGGTATGATGGGTTTATCTAATGATAGTTGTTTTTGGTTAGATAGATGGATTATAGGCTTCCCTACTTTAGATATAAATTTTTAATTATAGAAGGTATATATATATGTCTGGATGTTATTTAATGTCTGATGGTACGCTAATTGTAGATGTAGGGCAGGATTCCTCTCCAGCATCTTTATCACCAACAAGTCCTTGTGGTATGGCTCAAGCAGCGTTAGTTGTAAAAGTACCAGAAGAAATTATTTCTACTACACTACCTGAGACAATCTAATGACTGAAATTGTAAAATTCCAAGAAAAAAATGTAGCTATCTTTGGTAAAATTGAAACTACCGTAGGAGAATATGTAGTACCTTCTGCCTCTGACGTATTAGCTGCTACTTCTATGACGGGTTCTGTTACATATACTACAGGCGCGGTAACTTATCTAGGTGATTCACTATCACGTGATGAATATACATATCAAAAAGATTCTTTTGCAGAAGCTTCTGTAGAAACTTTACAACAAGTATTGGGTGTACTTAATCCTTCTATTACAGTGTCAGCAGCACCTTTAAGTCAATGGTTACAAGCTTGCGGCGGACATATTACAGTAAATTCTTCTACAGGTGAGGTAATTTATGACAATGTTACAGCTAGTGATTCTACCTTATCAGTAGATTATCGTAAATCATCTATTCAAGATTCTGTGAACCAAAAACTATATAAATTCCTGGCTTTACGTGGTTCAGTAGATGTAAATGCTTCTATTGGTGAAGTACCTAAATTAAAGTTTGCTTTCAAAGGTAATTCATCAGCTCCTTTAGCTTCTCCTACATTAGCCCCTAATTTCGGTTCACAAACATCCTTAATTGCTTCTACGGTCAGACAACAAAATATCGTATCAGCTACGATTGCTCCTGCTATTGCAGCTACTTCTGTCATTAGTTCTGGTACAACTGCTACTGTTATTGCTCCTGCACATGGATTAACTTCAGGAAATCTAGTTACTATATCTGGGGCTACTGGTGTTAATGCTGCAACATATAATCTAGCTGGTGTAGCTGATGCCGGTATTTCTGTTACTGTTATTGATGTAAATACTTTTACATATACCATTACAGCTTTAACTGCCACGGCTACAGGCAATATTATTGTAACTAATAAGACTTTGGTAAAAACTTTCTGTTTTAGCTCCCTAGCAGCTACTAACTTCTTTGGTTTTGACTTAACTCGTTATCTTACTGGTTGTGAAGAAGGTTTTAGTAAATCTGCCGTACCAACAGACGTATCAGTAGTAATGCTAGAAGATCAAGTAGGTGGACTATCATTTGATCCTGATGCTAATATTTCTAAATTCTTTTCGGTAGCAGTAAAGTTTGGTACTGGCGCAGGAAAATATGTTACTTATAAATGGAATAAACTGCAAATTGCTGATGTTAAAGAAGGTAAAGTAGGTAATCTATTTGGTCGTGATGTAAAGTTTAGAAATACCGGTAAATCATATATTGTATTAAACTAACCAATTTAGAGGGTTAATAGCCCTCTTTCTATCAACTTAGAGGACAAATCTAATGTCATTAAAATTATACGTAAAGAACGCTAAACCTTATACTGAAGTTCTAGTACAAGGTAAAGGTATTAAAGATAACATTACTATTGGCTGCAAATGCTATGGTACTAGTGAGTTAGAAGAAGTTAGAAAAGAATTCCAGACAGCTTTAGACACTACTAAAATTATTCGCTGGAATAAACAACTAGAAAAAGTTAAAGAAGATTTATCTTTATCTGATGAAGAATTAGACGCTGAAATTGCGCTATTTACAGATAAGATTGATAATGAATCTAAACTTATCCAAAATAGGCTGGCTGCTTTCTATATTTCGCAGGTTACACACATTAAAAATGCCTCCCTACAATTAGATATTGACGGTAAAAAGACTGACCTTTTTATTGCAGATAGTAGAGAAGTTAAACCAGTTGAGTCTCGTTGGGGAACTTCAGAGGAATGTTTAGTCGTCCTCCTAGATACTTACTTTGAGTATGCTCCCTTTCGAGATTCCCTACATACAGTTATACCAGCAACGGTATTTAACTACAATTATAGGGATAATGAAGTAAAAAACTAATAGAGTCTGGGGAAGCTTTAGGTAGATTATCTATTGCTTCTCAAAATGAATGGGACTTAGCTAAGAATGTAAAGAAAGAAACTAACTTAGCTAATGCTTTCCCCGGACTTAATTTTGATTCAGAAGAAACTCTCACACTCGATGAAGATATAGACGAATACTTATATCTTTGGGAATCTAATAAAGATACATTCGATATATTTAATATAGTTAAAAACTTTCTACATGAACATTATGTAATGGATAGTTTACTTCTTATTGAGTTAATAAAAGAAAAAGAGTTAAAAGTAAGTGAAGCTTTAGACAATATAAGCTATATACATTCTAGTTATGTTAATTTAATCTTGGAGAATAAAGATAATGGCAGCGAACGATCAGAATCTAACGATTAAATTAAAAGTAGATACATCCGAAACAGGTAAAATATCACTTGTATATGATGAACAAGTTAAAGCTATAGATATTATAAATAAGAAAACTACTGCTCAGATAGCTTTAGATAAACAACATGCTGATATTATAGAAGCACAAAATAAAGCTAAATTACAACTAACAAAAGAAATTGTTCTTCAAAATGACTTAATAAGTCAGGGGGGTACGGCTGCTTACTTAGCTAATACACAAGGAATACATAATACAATAGCGGCATTAAAGATATATAATAAATCTGTTGATGATACCGTTTCTAAATTAAGAGAACTAGAAAATAGTAAAGTTAGTGCTGCTTTCGCTAGTGGAGCAGCTACGTTTAGTCCAGCTAACTTAGCTAGACCAGGTACATCTGAAGTAATGAACACTGGGCTATCTTCTTCTATACTAACACAAACACAACAAGAAGCTGAAAGAGCTAAACAAATAGCAATAGCATCAGAACAAGAACGAGCAAATAAAATATTAGCTATTAGAGAACAGTTATCTTTAGCTGGTTTAGAAATAGAAAGGAAACATAATACCCAAGTACAAAATATAAATATAGGAGATAGGCTAGCTAAAGAAGACCAAGTTTTAACTGATTCTGTAGAAGCACACAGAAAAGCTAATATCCAAAAAGTTAATAATATTGCCTTTAGCTTACAACAAGAAGAACGTAATATAAAAGAGAGTTATATTCGTAGAAAAGCTGATATAGAAGCAGCATTAGCTTCTACGCCTAGTTCTGGTATAGCAGGAGCAGCTAAAGATACTAGAGCAGTAGGTAGTTCCGCTATAACAAATGCAGGACTTTCCTCTAATATAGCTACGAACTCTCAAGCAGCTATCATTAGAGCAGAACAAGAAGCTATTGCAGATTATTACAGTAATATTATACGTATAGAAAGAGAAAATCTAGCACAAAGAAATTTTACAATAGAAGCAGCTAATAATCTTAGAGTTATTCAATATGCTGAAATGTTTGATCGTCTGCACGCACAAGATGCTTTTAATACTGCACATGATGCTGCCTTATTGGAAAATGCAAGACTAATTGCAGCAGAACGTAAAGCTATTGCAGATGCTTTAGCTAGAGCCTTAATACAAGCAGAACAAGCAGCACAGGCTAGACAAGCTACTTCAGCTAGCACATTTAGAGGCCAATCTGATCCCCATATACAAGCGTTAAACGAAAGATTAAGTTTAGAGTCTTCTATTAGAGTAAATGGCGCAAGGCATATTCGTACTTTAGAAATACAAGCAGCACAGGAAGAAGTAGCTATAAGACAAAGACTTACTGCTGAATTATTAAGATTAGAAAATGCTTTACGTGAAGGAACTATTGAACATAGAGGGCAAGCTAACTTAGCTAGATTGTCGGCATTAAGTACGGCTGAACGTGAGCTAGCCGCAAATAATGTTATGATAGAATCGCATAGACAAGCAACAGAAGCACATAGAAGTTTAGCTTTAAGAATTATAGCTAGTACATCTATATATCAAGCATATAATTCAGTAATTAATCTAGTAATTAGTTCACTTAAAGCTGTACCTCACGTTGGCATAGAATTAGATGCTACCGTAGCTAGTCTATCTGCGACAGTAGGGGAAGGGGGTAGAGCAGGTGCAGCATTAGCTTCCCTAGAGAAAGAAGCTGCACGTACAGGCATAGAGATTGGTACTTTAAGAGAGAATTTTAGAAGTTTTCAAGCATCTACAAGTCTAGCTGGGCAAAGTATAGAATCTACTTGGCACATGTTTACTAACTTAAATACTGTAATGACTGGGTTACATTTAACCGCAGATAAAGCTAATGGTGTATTTTTAGCTATGGCACAGATATTTAACAAAAATAAAGTACAATCTGAAGAATTAGTTAAGCAATTAGGTAACTTATTACCTGGAGCCTTTGCTAGTTTTGCCGAGGCTACTGGAAGAAGTACAGAGAAACTTTCTTCTGATATGAAAAATAGTCTAGTTACTGCTGGGAGCGGCATAGCTGGAGTAAAAGGAGACGTAGAAAAATTCACTGACTATATGTCTGAAAAGTTCGCAGTATCTTTTGCTTTAGCCGCAGAAGGTTTAAATGCTAATTTAGGAAGAATGAAAAATAGTTTTACATACTTAGGTGAAGCTATTTACGCATCTACTTCTGGACCATTGGTAGCGTATACTAAAGGTATAACTAATATTACAAATTATCTAACAGAAGCTGTTAAAGGTAATAATGACTTTGGTAAAGGTTTATCTATAGTAGTAGATATAGCTATGGCTGCCGCAATAGTTTCATTAGGAAAACTAGCATTAGGCTTTATTGCTGTAAAAGTAGAAGCAATAAGTGCTGCTGCTAGTATACATGGCGTTACTTTTGCTACAGAAGCCTTAGCAGCATCTAAAGCATTTGTCTCATTACCAACTTTACTTATTACGACATTAACTGCGGTTACTTTATATCTTGTTGGTCTGAAAACTTCAGCTACATCTACGTTAGAGGAAATAGAAAAAGTTCATGATGCAGCAAAAAAGAAAGTGGAAGTTAAGACTCCTGAGCAAAAAATAGCTTTTGACATCGAGCAAGACCCTGCCGTTATTGCGGCTAGAGAAGCAAAAAAACTTGCTGATAATATGACTCCGATAGACATTATATCTTTAACTACTCCTTCAATAGGAAAATGGAAAGAAGCAAATAAAATAATAAACCAAGATAAAATATACGCTCAAGAGAATCTAAATGCCGCTATAGTAGCAGCAGAAGCAAAATTAAATTTAGAAATTAATACAGGCAAACAAAAGGTACGAGAAGAAGATGAAAAACATATCCTAGATATGGAACAAAGAGATTTAGAACGTAGAAAAGATTTACATAGCAAAGAATTGCTCGCTTTAAGTAAATATAACGAAGCTACCAGAGCTGAAAAAAGTAAATCACAAGCTTTAATAGAGTTAGGTAGACTTTCAGAACCTAATTTACTTAAAGGACAAGCCCCAAAAGCTACAGAGGCAGAAAAAGAAGCAGGTAAAGTAGCAGAACAACAAATAGCAATAGCCGCGAAAGCTACACAAGACCTAGCAAATATTGAAGAAGGAAAAGGCAGACTTTTACAAGAAGTAAGAGAAAAGTTTGCTGCTGCTAAAGAGGCCGAAGATAATAAGGCACAAGTTGCTAGAGATAAGGAATTAACCGCTATTAAAGCTAAGTATGCTGCTGAAGAAGCTATAATGAAAGCTGCCTTTGACAGTAAAATTAATATATTAAAAGAACAGGCGGCTGAATTACGTATTACTCAAGGTATATCAGAAGAAGCTACAACATCTGAGGTATATATAACTAAGCAACAAAAAAATATTGATCTTCGTAGAAATGCGGTTTTAGAAGAAATAAAACTAGAGTCACAAAAAGCTAATGTATATAGAAGTCAATTAGAAACACAAACAGAAATAAATAAGCTAGCTATAGATAATATTGCCGCACAAAAAGACTCTATAACTACCTCTACTAACTTAGCTAACAAAGTTATGCAAGTAGAAAGTGGTGGTAATATGGCTGCTAGGAATACTGGTGGTGGTGGCTTGGGTGCTTTTGGTTCTATGCAAATCAGAAGTCCTGCTTATTCAGAAGTATATAAACAAGTAACAGGTGCGCCTTCTGATATAACTAAAGCTTCCGCAGACCAATTACAAGAAGCAGGTAAATTATATCTAAATAAACAACTAGAAACTTTTAAATATACTGATGCTGCTATTGCGGCCTATAATCAAGGCCCAGGTAAAGTATCTAAGATATATGAATCATTAAATATTTCTAAATTGTCTAATGAGCCTGAAGATATAAGTAAAATTAAAGCTAGTTTTACTCCAGAAATGTCTGGTTATGTTAATGCTGTAAATAACAGAAAAGAATTATCCGAAAATACGGTAACAGATTTAAATAATAATAAGTTTATTACTGAAGAACTTAAACAACAAGCTTCAGAAGATACTAGATTAATTCAATTACAAAAAGAACTTTTAGGATTAGATAAGGAAGAAGTCACATTAAAACGTGAATCATCTACTTTAGATAAACAAACTAGAGCTATCTTTTCTGCTGCAAATTCTACCTATTTAGAAGGAATAGGTATGCAAGAAAAAGCTAATAAAATTAAATACGACCAAGATAATAAAGATAGGCTAGTTGTACTACAGAAAATAATTGATATGAAGGGTAAGTATGTTGTAGAAGCTGGATTAGCTAAACAACAAATAGCTGATATAGAAAAATTAAATATAAGTAAAGGTAAATTAATTGAATTAGATAAGTTACAAGCAGAACAAACTAAAATTACTGCTGAAGAAGAAAATAAGATTAATATTTATCGTAACTCTGGGCTTATTTCAGCTACAGAAGCTACTGAAAGATTAATCGCTGTAAGAGATAAAGAAATAGCGCAGCAAAAAGAATTAGTAGCAGGGTATGAAAAAGAGGCTGCGGCTAACCCTTTAAATAAAGATTTACAAGATAAAGCAGCAGCAGCTAATAAGACTTTGTATACTCAACAAACGGCTGGAGCAGGGGCAGCACAAGCTTTTGCTAAATCTACGCCACAACTTTCTTTTTTAAATACATACGATACACAAGCAGCAGCATTAGCTAAAGGTAAAGAACCTGATGCTAATTTAGCTATGCAACAAGCAACAGAAAAATCTAAAGCTGCTGGAGGAACTGAAGTACAGCAAAAAGAAGCAGCCAATGCGGCTAAATTAGCTTCAGATCAAAAGTATAGTAGAATGACTACCGCTAATAATTTAAGTATGTATTCTGGCATAGCTGGCATGGGTGCAGATACCTTTATGTCTCTAACACAAGCATCAGCTAAAATGTATGGAGCGCAAAGTAAACAAGCTAAAGCAGCCTTTATGATATATAAAATGTTAAAGACAGCAGAAATTATTATGTCTACTGCTGCTTTAGCGATGAAAATGGCTGAAGTTGGTGCTGGTTTTGGCCCTGCTGCTGTAGTTATGGTTCCATTATTAGTTGGTACAGCTATAGTATTAGGTGCGGTACAATTAGCTATGCTAGCTACTGCTCCTATGCCAGCAGCACATGGTGGTTTAACTAATGTACCAGCAGAACAAACTTATTTATTACAAAAAGGTGAGCGAGTGTTATCACCTAATCAGAACGCCGATCTAAACGCATATATGAAACAAACTAAAGTACAAAATACAACACAATCTTCTGGTGTAACTATAGGGGCTATTCATGTTACTGTTCCTAATAAAGAAGGGGCTACATCAGATGAACAAGCTGCCGCTATAAGTAAAGCTATTAGGGAACAAATGAAAGGTATGGTACAATCTGAATTAGTTTCTGCACAACGCCCTGGCGGAACTTTAAATCCAACACAACTATCGGCTACTTTCTAATATGACTGCACCTGTATTAACACCAGAATTTACATGTAAACTATCTGCTCAATCTAAGAAATCAGTACAGAATAGGATATTAGTAGCACAATATGGTAATGGTTATTCTCAAGTAGTTAAAGATGGTATTAATTCTAATACAGATAAATGGGATTTAACTTTTATCCCCTTGTCTGGCACAGCACTTACAACACTTAATTCCTTTTTTACCTTAGTTGGTTGTGACGTTTGGTTTTCTTGGGTACCTATCGGAGAAACTATCTCTAAAAAATTTAGAGTAGATAAAGATAGTTTACAAAAAACTATGATTAATTTTACAATGTATGTAATCACTGTTAAGATTACTCAATGCTTTGATCTAGGTGTATAACTTACTTTACTTTTATTTATTATGTCAACAACTATAGAACAAGAAGGCAATAAACTTAACCCAGATACCTACGTAGAATTATTTACTTTTGATTTTTCCTCTATTAGTGGTGGATTAATAGAAGCAACTATAGTTGGAGTTATCTTAACTGTTACAAAAGTACCTATTCAATTATCATTGGCAGTAGATATGTCTTTATCTAGTTTTAATTTACTCCCGGCTAAAATAGTAAATCAATTAACAGGTACATCTGGTAAAGAAGGTACTTATACAATAAACGTAAGTCAGACTTTTCCAGGTGCCACTGAAGGACAAACTTATGTAAGTAAGGAAATTTCTGTAACGTCAAATATCATAATGTATTACACTAATACAAGTTTTGGTGGAACCAATCAATTTATTAATATTCTTTGGCAAGGTCACCAGTATCTCCCGTTACCTTTTGAAGTTACGGGTATTGATAATAAAGGTGATGGTAGCGCATTATCTCGTCCAACTATAAGTTTATCTAATCTAAGTAAAACCTTAATGCTTGGTGTATTGTCTTTGGGTAATCTAATAGGTATGAAAGTAACTAGATGTAGGACATTCTATAAGTTTACTGATAATGGAACAGAACCCAATAGCCTCACACATTTCCCGCTTGAAATATATTTTATAACTAGAAAAGTAGTTCAGAATAAAACAATGCTGCAATTTGAGTTATCAAGTACATTAGATAGGGCTGGCTTAAAATTACCTCGTAGACAAGTTTTACGTGATGGTGATGGTAGAGTTAATAGTGCTTTTCCTGGTGTAAGTAGGGTAAGGGTACGATGATACTTAATATAACTGAACTAGAAAAACATACTATAGATTGTTATCCACAGGAAATGTGCGGAGTTATACGTAATAATATATTTATACCTGTTACTAATGTAGCAGATGATCCAGTAAACACTTTTAAATTTAGTCAGGAAGATAGTTTACGTTATTTAGACTTGCCTGTAATACATTCACATTGTATGGCAAAGTATAGTGGTGATCCAAGAACACCATCTTATGCTGATATGCTTAGCGCAGAAAATTCTGGTACGGCTTATGGAATTGTACATTGTGACGGGTATAATACAACAGATATACTATGGTTTAATACAAGAAATATTTTACCATTATTGGATAGAAGCTATATTCCTAATGTTACAGATTGTTTTACATTAGCTAGGGACTACTATAGATTAAATAGAAATATAGATTTTGGCTTACATCCTCGCCCAGCTAATTGGGAAGATTGGAATCCTATGTATATTGAACAACATTTCATCAACTGCGGATTTATAGAGAAAGAGAAGAATAGAATACTACAGTCAGGGGATATTCTTCTATTAAATATAGGTAATACATTAGTAAATCATATAGGTATTGTACAAGATTCTATTACCTTTTTACATCATTTACGTGATAGAATATCTTGTAATGACAGTATAAATAAATGGAAAAAACATATAAAACTTATTTTGGAATATAGAGGATAAGATGGAACAAGTATTTAGTATAAATTTTCATGGTAGTTTAGGTAATACTTATGGGAGAGAACCTATAACTTTATATGCTACGTCAGTAAATGATGCTATGCAGGGATTGTTTTGTAATCTAGGTCAAAGTTTTAAAAAAACAATAAGGACAGGCTTATGGCATATAACTAAAGGTAAATTAGTTGTTATAGGTGATGAACCAACCAAAGAAGATACATTTATAACTGAAAAAGAATTAAATTTACTACTCCCAGAAACAGAATTACATATATTTCCGGTTGTACAAGGTAGTGGTGGTGGTAGTGTTATAGGCTGGATTGGTGCAGCTATATTAGGTGGATTAATAGGTTTACTTATCTATGGGGCTGTTACTATGATGATGTCAAATAACTCACCTAAAGTAGATAATTATGCTAACGCGGAACCTATAGCACAAAAACCCTCCTTTATCTTTAACGGTGCTGTCAATGTTGTAGAACAAGGCGGTCCAGTACCATTAATATATGGTCGTCATCTAGCAGGATCAGTAATTATATCAGCCGGTATTACAACAGAACGGATACAAGTAAAATGATAAAGTATTATGGTTTAAACTATTTAGAAACAGAAGCAGAATTAAATACTTTAATTTCATTACAAGGTGCTGATGTTATTTCTGGTAGTGGTGGTGGTGGTGGTAGTTGTTTTGCTTATAATACTTTAGTACGTACTGCTAAAGGTTATACACCAATACAAGAAGTTCGTTCAGGTGATTTAGTTATATCTTATGATAGGTATGGTAATTTAGAACATGGTTTAGTTACACAAACATATATACATGATAAAGCTGAGGTAAATGGTGAAGATATTTATACCTTTACTTTATTAGATACTAAAGGACTCACTTATACTCTACCTGATTGTACAGGTAATCATGCACTTTATAATAAAGAAACTAATGAGCATACAGAAGCTAAAGTATTTAAAGTAGGAGATACTTTAGTAAATTTAGACGGAGATACTGTAACTATTACTTCTATAGCTATAACACCTTTTGATAGCTTAATAGATAGTTATAAAGTATATAACTTTGAAGTTATTCCACAACATACTTACTTTGTTGGTGATGGTACTAATTGGACTAGAGTTCATAATGGTGGTGGGGGGAAAACAGCCTCTAATCGCGCCCCAGTAGAAGACCCTAATACAATACAATCTAGTGCTGTAGCTAGAACATTAGAAATACTTTCTGAAGGTCCTATTGAAGGTTTAGTCGGATTGAGTGGGGGAACTATCGGTAAAGTTTTTCACCCTACTACTTATACATTAGTTCCTATTAGTTCTTCACCTACAGTAATGACAATTTTACCTACGTCAGCTACTACGGAAGAACCTGGCTTAATGTCCTTCTCAGATACTGGTTTAACTACATTATCTGGTTGTATTAAAAGTCCTCAGTCAGTCTATGAAACTTATGATGCAGGTTGTTATAGCCCTACTACCGTTATAGGAAGTTTAGTAATTCGTTGGCAGTTTAGTACAGTAGATAAAGTACAAATAGTTGGGCTTACCTCTAATATTTCTAATTTTAATACTATTACAGGACAAGTAAGTGAAGCTGCTCTTGCTGCCGCCTCTTTGGCTGCCTTTAATTCAGTTGATTTTGGCATACGTTGTAATGATGATTCTACTTATAGTATATATGAATCTGGTGTACATAAAGGAACAAGTCAAGCATCTACTACATTAGAAACTGTATTTTCTATAGAATATAGTGCTACCTCTGTAATCTACAAAAGAAATGGCGCAACTATACGTACTAAGTTAACTACAGCAGGTAGAGGTCTATATTTTATAGCATCTCAGGCTAGTAGAAGTGCAGGAATTAAAAACATAGAAATTGGACAAAATACGATTGAAGCATTATCTTCTACACTACAAGGAGTATATTTTAATAATACTAGAGTACAAAATGTAGATGGGACAGATAATTTCTTTAATGTATTTTTAGATATTAGACTAGGTTTACCAGATCAAACAGCTATTCCAGGCTTTACTGATATAGAATCTATAACTGCTATAGATGCTTCTACTGTAAAAAATGGCTCTAGTAATATAGGAGCTATACCTACTACCTACATAAGTGGGCAAAGTGACGATGATATATGGGAAAAAGTATTAGGTATATTTAATGTAGCACATATAGCTCGATATGGTATTCCTATGAATAGGCCCTGGACGGCCGATGCTGATGCGCAAGCGACATATAAGAACTTATCTGACCAATATTTATCTTTATATATGGCAGCTAATCCAGGTACTGCTGTACCTTATACAGGTACTATAGCAGAAACAAATGTAGACGCTGTTATTGTAACTTTAAATTTCTTTGAAGGGCTAACTAAATTAGTTATACCCCCAGGTGATTTACATGGTTCTACTGTTAGTATAGCTATGGATACGCGGTCACTTCCTAACGGCACATTTAAAGAGGTATTGGTACAAGTTATTGAAGGTAAGGCAGTAAGTTCTTTTGAAATGGACTTTAAACTACTTAATCCAGATGTAAATAAATTAGGTGGCTGGGCATATAGAGTTAGGCGTACTTCTAATGATCCTATGGATACTGTAAAAGATAAAGGTGCCTTTAAAGTTATTCGTCAGACACAAATTGTAGATCAAATAGAAACTTATCCAGATACTGCTATTGTTGGTGTAACAGTATCAGCAGAATCAGTAGGTAATTCTATACCTGCAAGAGGTTATGATGTAAAAGGCTTAATTATACGGATTCCTAGTAACTATTCTCCTATAACAAAAACGTATACTGGTTTGTGGAACGGTACTTTTAAATACGCTTGGACGGATAACCCTGCTTGGTGTTTATATGATCTATTAGTTAATGAGCGATATGGGGTAAAAAGTTATTTAAACACTGAACTTCTAGTAGATAAATGGGCTTTCTATGATGCAGCGGTTTATTGCGATCAACTAATTCCTGATGGTACTACTTTAGTAGATGGTCATACTGCTTCTGGTGGTATGGAAACTAGATATACATTTAATGCTGTAATACAAACACAACAAGACGCTTGGCAATTATTACATGCAGTAGCTTCTACTATGAGAGCTAATATAGCTATTACAGGCGATACTATAACATTAATACAAGATAGACCTACTTTACCAAGTAAAGTTATTAATAATTCAAATGTAATACAAGGTGCATTTAGTTACTCTACCGATTCTAGTACAACCCGACCTACTGTAGCTAATGTAACTTTTAATGAACGAACAAATGATTATTTACCTAGGACAATAAGTGAGCAAGATAATGCCGGTATAGCTAAATTTGGTTTTATCATGTCGGATACAGTAGCTTTTGGTGTAGTTACTGAAACAGCCGCAAGAAGATTAGCAAAATGGACTTTATATACTGCTATGCACCAAGCAGATCAAGTAGCATTTAGTATGAGTTTAAATATAGTTGATCTATCCGTAGGTGATGTCGTATCAATCATGGATAACGACTTTATTAGTTCTGATACAGAATTTTTTGGTGGGCGTATAGTCAGCTCTATCGGTACTACTATTATTTTAGATACTCCCGTATCTTTAACAGGCTCTGGTTGGATACTAGCAGTAAATAATATTACTTATGATAATATTATAGAAATACCTTTATTACAATCTACAGGTACTTATACCTCTGTTACAGTCGCGGGTACTATTAGCGGTGACTACACTAACCATGAGTATTATATTTATAAAGTAGGTACATTAGTAGCCAGACAATTTAGAATAGGAAATATAACAGAATCTAGCCGGGGAGTTTATACTATTTCTGCTGTATTTTATGATCCAGCTAAATATGCTGCTATTGAATACGGCATTATTGTTGACCCCCCTATATATACTAAAATAACTACTACAGTATCTACTCCTACAGGATTAACTATAGTAGAAGGTCATAGAACTAATGGCGTAGTAGGTGCCTCTGTTTTAAGAGTTAGCTGGGATGCTAATACAGTTATAGATAGTTATACTTTAGGTTATAGAAAACACAAAGAGAATTTTACTTATGTAGAAAATATAAAAGATAATACTTTTGACATACAAAATGCTATTAGTGGTACTTATGAAGTATCTTTACAAGCAGTAAATATGTTTAAGATGAAATCTAGTCGTATTGTAGGTTCCTATACTTATAAATTAGATATGAGTTCCTCACTACTCCCTCCTATTAATATTTTTGTAACAGATACCTTAGATACTATTTTTAGTTCTCAAGATGCCCCTATTAGTTGGGAATATCCCATAGAAAATGATGATAAAACAGATAAACTAAAGGATTATGTAGTAGAAGTATATAGTGAGGACGGTCTTACTATGTATAATGACTATATTATTAACTATAATTTAAAAACTCCTAATTATAAAGGGGTGACTACACAATACCCTAAAAGTCAAATAAAATCTGATTTTGGTACAACACCTAGAGCGTTTAAATTAAAAATATATTCTAGGGATATAACAGGATCAACTAGCCTTCCTGTTGCAGTTAATTTTACTAATCCTGCTCCTATAGTTTTAACGGAAGCGTTAATAACAGGTTTTGATAAAGCTATAATAGTTAATTTAGCTACATGTACTATACCATCCGATATATCAGAATTTATATTAGCCGCTAGTGTTACCCCTGATTTTGATCCAGTACCTGCTACTTGGTTTTATAAAGGCATAGCTAGTCAATATCATGACGGCTTTACTATAACTTCACCGACATACGGCACTTACTACGTAAAAATAGCTTTAGCTGATAATTACTCAGATATAGGACTAAATTGGTCATCAGAATTTCTTTTAATTCTAGCTAAAGATACTACTACAGGTGTATTTTTAACACCACATATACCTACAGATTTAGTAGTAACACAGACACAAGCACAGCAAATATCTGGTGAAACTTTTACGACTTTACGTGCTACGTGGACTCCTAGTACAACTCCTGCCGTAGGCACTAAAGAAGCGGTCTTAGATAAAGTATCTTCGTATACTTTAGGTATAGCTGATGCAAATATTCTACCATTAGTTTATACATATTTAGATACCAGTGAATTATTTATACAAAGTTCTAATATTCTAATTGGTAAGACATATAAGGTTAAAGTTAGAGCTAATCTGGTTGATGCACATAGTTTATATACAAATGAAGTTACTATTATAGCTAATGGGGATTCTATTGCTCCTAATGCCCCAACAGCGTTAGTTGCTACCTCTGGTTTTAGTATAGTCAGTTTAGGTTGGCAAAATCCTACTACTAATACAGATAACACAGTTTGTGTAGATTTAAAAGAAACAGAGATATGGTTTAATTTTACTTCTAACTTTGCTGCTACTACTAATCCTACCGTACCTGGAGCAGTCAAAGTAGCAATATCTAGTGGTAACTTTTATAGTTTTCATAAACTAGCTGCTGGCTTATCTGGTTATTTCTGGATTCGCTCCGTCGATACTACAGGAAACTATTCTTCTTACTATCCTTTAAGTAATACAATAGGTATTTTAGGTACTACAGCTAAAGTAGCTGATACCGATTTAACCTCAGCACTAGCCACAGAAATAACTGACGCATATACTTTTGGTTATGCCGCACAGGCAACCTTAACTAATGATTTAGCAGATAACATACTTATAAGAAGTGAATTACAGGATATTAGGGTTATATGGGATCAAATAATATCAGAAATTGTTAGTTTATATCCTAAAGCATTAGCTATATATAATATACCTGTCTTAGCAGCAGATTACATTAGTAGCATCAGGGATTTAGGCAATTTCTTTAATAACGGCAAGGCAGAAAATACGTGGATAGTTTGGCCTATTACCTCAAATGTAATTACCAATATTAATCAAATAATATCTAATGTTCCTTATTATCTTAATGACTCTTATATTAAATTTCCTACCTCTAGTAATATCGTAAATGGTGCTACCGTAGTTACAGATAATACAGGATTAATAGTATCTGCTACTACTGCTACCACATGTAAAGCTTTATTAGCTACATGTACAAAAGCTAAAATTACTTTATTAGAAGGTATGTCCGGCGTAGCTGACGCAAAAGCTAAATTAGCTAATGAAGCTATAATTAAAATGGCGGATGATGCTAATGTTAGTCCTATAGAAAAGTCTGCGCTACTCAAAGAATGGAATATTATATATAATGAAAAAACAGTAATTGAAGCACAAGCATCTTATGCTAGTGTATCTTCTGCTGCTTACTATACAGCTTTATTAGCTGTAGCTACCTATTTAAATGGTGGTACTGCTTGGGTATGGTTAGTAACAGCAACACCCCCTTTATGGCTAAAAGATGCTACAGAATTAGCTAAAGATACTTTACTTACAGCACCTAATACACCAGAAAGTTTTAGAAGTGTATTTACTAACTATTATACTGAGAGGTCTAAAGTTATTAAAGCAGTATCAGATACCTCTGTATTAGCTTTAACTAATATGTTATCGGATAAAAATATTTCACTACCTGAACTACAGATGATGCGATCTGCCTGGGATGTATTTACAACAGAAAAATCTAGTATTGAAAAACAATGTGTTGATAACCTACTTCCAGCAGAACGATTAGCCTATTTAAGTGCTTTCTACCATTTAGGTAATTTTTTAAATACGGGTGATCCTCTTGCAAATTCTAATACAGGCATACCTACTCCTTGGTGTACTTATACGTCTACTACATTAAATGGTGTAACTACAACTACGCTTGTAATATTAGTAGTACCTAATTTTATATCTGATACTTTTATAAAGCTCGTAACTAATTCTGGTTTACATATAGATGATAATACAGGTTCTACCTATAGGGCTGCCTATAAAGATTTTTTAGTTGCTAAAAATGCTGTAAGTGTAGCAACCATAGCTTATGCTGCTTCCTCATTAGACACCATGTTATCTGATGGAAATATTTCTTTATTAGAATTGCAGCTTATAAAAGGTAACTGGGGAACATACGTAAATGAAAAGGCTAATTTAGAAGCACAATGTTCTAGTACATATCTAACACCAATAAAAGTAACCTATCTAACTGCATTATACCAATTAGGTAATTTCTTAAATACAGGTAATATACTAACTGAAACTAATGTAAGTCCTGCTATAGCTACATGGTGTACAAAAGTTGGGGCAATACCGTCAATAACAGCAATTACTAATATAACTACACCATACTTTCTAACAGACACTTATTTGGGTAATGTAACTAATAAAGGTATAGATGTTAATTCTGCTGTGGGCGTTAGTTGGAGAGCTATTAATACAAGTTTTTTATCGGCTAGGGCTAATATTACCGCATTATCCACTAAAAATTACACATCTATTGCTATACCAAGTAATGTACCTTCTGTACCATCTAGTAATGCTATAGTAGCTAATAGTAGTACAATAGGTACTGTTGATATAACTATAACTTGGAATTATCTACAAGGGGTAGTTAAAGCAGAAACTTTTACTTTATATGCAATCGAAGTCACTTTAACTGATATTAGTCAGCCTACGATAGATTCAGCTATATTAATTGATGGGATAAAATTAGATGTTACACCAGTAAATTCTTCTGGTATTAATTTACAAGAAACATACTCTTATAAAGTTATTGGTGTTCCGGCAGATAAGAGCTACAAAGTTGGTATTATAGCCTCTCGTTTATCTAATGATGGAATTAAATCTACTGCTATTATTACGGGTACTGGCCCTGTTTCTAGTACAAATGGCTGGAATAGGCAGGGAGGTGCTGCTAATATAACAGCTAATATTAATGGTATTTCGGCTTCTGAACTTACATTAGCTGCAACTACCGCTGCCACTGAAGCAGCTATCGCCTTAGAAACGGCTAATAATGTAGTAGCAGGATTAGATAATATTTTATCAGATAAATTTATATCGCTAGACGAGCTACAAACAATTAGAGGTTATTGGGATGCCTCCCTAGCTGAATTAACGGTCTTAAAAACAAAAACTACTGCATATAATATATCTTCTTTATATACAACATATATAGCCACACTAACTGTTTTAGGTAACTTTTTACAATCAGGATCACTAACAGCAACTACTTGGGTATTAGACGCTACTTTAGCTGTTCCACCAGTAATACCATATTTTATTTCTCCTACATATATAAGAACAGTAACTAATACTGGTATTCCTACTATAGTAAATTCCCAGGATATAGGAATAGATTTTCGTATAGCTACTAAAAATCAAACAGTGGCTAGAGCTGCAATAACCCAAGGTATTGCGGACGAAGCAGCTAAGAAAGCTATTTGGGAAAGTATAACCACCACTACCGGAAAGAAACCTGTAGATAATGCTACTAAAAACATTATTACAGTTCAACTAAATGCACCAACTATAGATGTTACTGATAATACATTATCTGTACCGGCTAATAGTTCTGTCGGAGATATTTGTTATGCAACATCTTTAGGAAGAACTTACGCTAGGCGTGCTGTTGATTGGATAATACAAGCGTCTAATAATAATTCTTATACTTGCTTAGGTACCCCTTTAGTTAGTCTTGGTGTAGATGGTGATTTATGTTATAGCACTGATACTGGTATTTTATATACTAAGATAGCTAATGTTTGGAAAGCAGGTGCCTCATATACAATTTACTCTTCTGGTACATCTGACCCTCTTGTAACTACAACAGGAACTAAAGGTGATATATATTTTCAAAGTACCTCTGGCGTAACATTTATACATAACGGTAAAGCTGGTGTTGCGCCTAATGATAATGTTTGGGTAGCTACTTCAGATAAAACGTCATTAAATATATCTAAAGATACTGCGCAAGTTAATGGGGTACCAGCAAAAACGCTTACAGATAATGTTGCTGCTATTGGTGTTAGTATTGATGCTATGGTAAATGATAATGTAATTAGTACACTTGAAAAAGCTATTATACGTAAAGAATGGGATAATATAATATTAGAGCGCGGAAATTTAACAAGTCTTTGTTTATCTTATTCTATTGCGATTCCTAGTACATATGCTACTGCATTAGGTAATTTAGGTTCTTTCTTAAATACGGGTGTTGCAGGTAGTTGGCTTAATCCATTAACTAATACTACAGTCCCTATTTATATAAATAATACTAATATAAATGTAGAAACAGCTATAACAGCACAATCTGGTATAGATTTTAGAACTTATGCCCAAAACTATTATATACAGAAAGAAGCCTTAGGTAAAATAGTTAATGATTATATTTATGGTAATGAACCTAATTTTACTGTTAATGCTGCCCCTTCTAGTGGTATTTCTATAACATTATTAAATAACACTACAATCAATGCGTCACAAACAGGAACTGGTAATGTAAATGTAACACTATCTTGGACATATACACAAGGAACATACAAAGCAGATAGTTTTACATTGTATTGTATAGTTAATGCTACAGCTATACCTACTTCAGTGCCTACCGCTAGTTCCCCTGTTTTAGCAGTAGTAGACGGTAATACTAGAAGTTACACTGTTACAGGAATACCTATTGAAGGTAATTATAGTGTAAGTATCTGCCCAAGTAGACAAACATCTTCTGGGATTATATATGGTTTACTGTATGGCCCTTGGATTAGGGCAGGCATTTCTTCTACTTTTGTTACCTCTGTTGATAGCTATACTTCTGTAGCTATACCTAGTGTACTACCAGTGTTATCTTCTGTATCCCAAAGTTCTGCCTCTTCTACAGGGACTGTAGATGTAACACTTACTTGGACATACCAACAACCTGCTACAGGAGTATCGGCTGAAACTTTTACCTTATATGCTGTAGAGGGTTTAGTTGTACCTACTATAGCTAGTACAGTATTAGTTGCTGGGATAGCTGCTGATCCAACAAAGTTAAATAAAGCCTATACTTATAAAGTATTAGGTGTTCCTATAGATAAAGCATATCAAGTAGGTATTACAGCTTCTCGTTTATCTGGAAGTGGTATTAAAAGTACAGCTATTGTTACTGGATGGACTAAAGCCGCAGGTGTACCAAATATTACTGCAACTATCGCTGGTATTGCAGCAGCTACAGTGGTTTCTAACGCTAGTGCTGCCCTTGACGTAGCGGCAACTATAGCGTCTTTTACAACTGAGGCTGCCCCTAATGGGGCTTTGCCTATATTAGGTTCTATGACTATTAGTCCAGTATCCGCTTTAGGTTTAGTAGATATAACTATAGCTTGGACATACACACAAGGAACTATAGAAGCTGACTCTTTTATACTGTATATAAAAGATGGTGCTTATTATGTAGCAGCTATTCCATATAATTACCCAGGTATGGCCGGGTCTTCGACTGTATCAGTACCAATATTATATAAGGGTACAGCAACTTTTAGTACATACTATCAATTTATAGGTGTAGCGGTAGATAAAAGTTATTGTATTGGTGTTGCTGCATGTAAATCATCATCTAATGGTGACTATATTGCTGGAATACAGCGTGGGCCTACTTGGAGTAAAGCCGCAGTTACTGCTACTATGAGTGGTACTGCTATTAGTACAGTAGTTTCTGGCGCGGCTTCTGGTACTACTTTAGCTTCTAAGACTAATATAGCTGCTGCTGCGAATAACCCTACTGTCTCTATATTAAATAATTTAATATCGTTGAGTGCTGCTGGTGTATTATCTGGCGGCAGCGCAGTAACTCACGCAATAACAGCATTACCTAATGCAAATGTAGCAGGGTTAGGTGCTTTTGCTACTGCTGGACAATTAACTACGACTACTGTTCTATCTACCTATTTTGCACCAGGGACAATGGGACAGCAAACATTTGTAAAAGGCGTTAATACGTCTACTAATATAAGTTTAGTATTAAGCATAGATGGTAATAAACAAGATATAATTGTAGAAGCAGGGTTTACTCTAGTAGGGGCCAGTGGTACTGGTGGTACTACTTCTGTAGATGTAGGTATAACTTCTAATGCTACTACTGCAACACCAACTACTCTAATAGCAACTTACACTATGGCAAATTTCCCTGTAATACCTACGGGAACTAAAGGGGGATTTATAACAAAAGCCACAGTTACCCCAACTATAGCAGGAACTACAAATTTTACATTGACCTTTACTTTAGTTAGTACCAACAATGTTGGTGTTACTTCCAATGCTATGATAGAGTTTCCTTGGTTTTCACTTACAGTTCATAGGGTATAATATGGCTAATTACACAATATATTTAAGTAATACTGGAGCTATAGCAGGCATTCTAGCTTGTCCTGTAGCTAACGTAGAAGGATGTTATGACACTACTACGCAGGGGATTATTGAAGGACATATAGACGGAGAAAAATACTATATACCTTTAGGAATTATAACTGAAAAAATAGTTTTCCCTATTTTAATAGATAAAACTAAGCTAACAGCCGATGATGTAGATAAAATATCTATAACTAATATACCTTTAAATACAAATTTAACTATATCATATTCTACAGGCTGTATTGACTATGTATTAGAAGATACTTTAATAGATTTTAACACATCTATTTCTGATATATATAGCTTTACATTTACTAATGTACAATACTTACCTTTAAAGGTTTTAATAAATGCGAATTGAAATTACAAAAACTATGGTAGAACATAAAAAAGAAGCAATAGATAAAGTTAATGCCTTAGCAGGAGATAAAATATTAGTAAAATATCCATTCTATTTACAACATAATTTAGGTAGAGACATTACATCTGAGGAAGCTATTACTATGTTCTCTTATATAGATACTATTAGAAATATAGCTAATATAACTAAAGCTAATATTGATATAGCAAGTAACATTAGTGAGTTGAAAGCTTACTTGCTACAATATAATCTACTTTTAGATGGTATACTATAGAAAAATATGATAGATACAGTAACACAGACTAAGATATATGAACGGTATTCTTTAGAGAAACAACTTAGAAATAAAGCTAGACTAACGGAATTGCTCATGATAAACTCTCAACATACTAAAGAGTACATAAAAATAATATCTTCTATTAATTGGATTGATGCCATATTAGATATAGGTAAGGCAGCTAAATTTGCTCTATCTTTTACTAATGATCCTATTACACAAGATGCTATTAAAAAAGATTATATCAAGCTATTGGGTACATTATAATTCCTGGGGACGGGTAGTAACGTCTAGTTAATACTAGATATAGAATTTAGAGAAATTATCTCTACTTATGAGTCTAGCATTACTAGATGTTTCTAAAGGAGAATTAATATGGCTGTAGGCGATATGACAGGCATAACAAGTCTTTTACAAAATCCAGATGTTATGAAAATGGTTTCTAGCATCTTACCCAGTAATTCAGGAGATAATAACATGGCAGATACAGGTTTAGGTTTTGGTGGTGGCGCATTAGCTGGGATTCTTTTAGGTAAAGTTTTGAATCCATTGGGTACTGAGGCAGCCGCAGCTACTCTTGGTACGCATAACTTAACTGCTGCTGACGTTCAAAATATTGTTAGTGCTAATACTAATGCACAAACACTCGGTAGTATTGATGGTGAGATTTGGAAAGCTGAAGGTCAATTACAAGCTGCCTTAGCTGCTCAAAGTAATACTGCACAGATTACAACTCTTAATGCTGAAATTGCCAACTTACAAGGTCAAGGCGCTATTCTTGCAAGTATAAACAATACCAGTAAAGATGTAATTAATGAAGTACATGAAACAGGTGATGTAATATCTGGTGGTATTAGTACTTTAGCTGCTGCAACTGCTGCTGCCTTTGGTGCTGTTAATACTAATATTGCTAGTAGCACTTATGCTACTTCTTTAGCAATTAGTAATGACGGAGATAAAACTAGAGCTGCTATTTCTGCTTTAGCGGCTTCTATTCCTAATGCAAGAGAACTTGACCTACAACGTCAATTAGCTGTTGCTTTGGATGATCATAGACATACTGCTACACGAGGTATTATTGACTCAGGTAATGTAAATGTAGTTACTAATGTTAGTCAATCTCAAGCACAAGCTCAGCAACAACAACAACAAGTAGTTATGAATGGGTTGCTTGGTCAGTTAATCGCTGCTCAACATGCTACTAATACCTCTATTGTTAATGGTAATGGTAATCGCTCTAATCAAACTGCAACTAATGTTGGTGCATGAGTAAAACCTAAAAAGTATGGTTTGGTTTTAATAACTACGGAAATATAATATGGCTGTCCTAACACTAGCAGAACAATTAATAGCTTCACATGCTAAATTAGTTGAATTACAAAATGAAGTTAAACCACTAGAGGGTATAAATATATCAGGGACTATACAAGCTCCCGTTCCAGCTATTACTCTGGAGCAAATTCAATCTATGATAGATAATGGTGTAGCTAAGAAGCTAGAAGAATTAGGAAACCAAATGAAAATTACTGAAACTGTTGAAACTAAACCTCTTACTCCGTTAGAATGTATTAATTTATTATTTACGCAAGATGAAGTTATTTGGTTATGTAACCCGGCCGTTTTACGAGGGGTAGATAGTTTTATTATGAATAATTATATACAAACTGAAGAAGGTAAATTAGCTATTCAAAATGTATTTAAATCTTATAGGACATATTATGAAAGTAAAAGTTAAACATTCGGTTGTTCCCGATCCTGATGGTATAGATGCTATGATTAATACTATTATTGCTGCAACTAAAGTAGTTTATGCTACTGAAATTGATGAAAAAGCAGCTATGGTAGCACTTATTACTCCTGAAATTGAAGAAGTAGTAAGTAAAGCTTTTAAAGCAGGCAAGAAGATTGGTAAGATGGATTCTGATTCATCAGATACTAAAATGTACGTGACAGATATGGCTATGGCTATGCCTACAGAAGATATGGTATAATAATTAATGGGCATTAATTTGCCCATTCTTTTATAATTTATTAATTAAAATAGCTATGTACACTGTAAAATTATTGGAATTTCCCGAGATTAAATATGCTTAATATTATATCAATACTTGATAATTTAAAAGTAGGTAGTGCTTTAAAAAATTCTACTACATGGAAAAATAATTCTATTATACTTAATGGTATAGTAGGTATTTTAGCTATTATCCCACAAGTAACTAATATAGCTTTAACAGTTGAACAAGAGAATATTCTGGCTTATGGTATAGTTACTATTGCTAGTTTTATTAATTCATATATTCATGTAGCAACAAGTGAGAAAGTAGGTTTATGAGAATATTAGCCTTTGCTTTAAAAGAACTATATACATTACATATAGGTAAAGTTATATTTACTGATTTATGTAATTTAATTAAAGATATAGATAATCATGATTTAACTAAAGCAGAAAAGAAAGCTAAAGTGTTAGCTGACTTTAAACTTATAGGCTATGATATTGAAGATGGTATAATTAAAATTGGTATCGACATAGCAGTATTTTATCTTAAACTATTTATTGGAAAATAATTATGCCATTTTTAACGGAACTTCAAGGTAAATTTGAACGTGAAACTGAAAATTTTACATTAACTGCTGATCTAGTTTATAGTTATGTAGATAAAATAACTGGTATATCTATCATAGTGGCCCCGAAAGGGTTTATAACTAACTTTGCTAATATACCTAGATTTTTACGTTGGTATATTGATACTGATGCACCGGAGATACGGGATGCGGCTGTTATCCATGATTATAACTACTCTACAAATATACATAGTAGAACTTTGTGCGATACTATCTTACGAAATACTATGGTGGAATTAGGCGCATCTAAAACTAAAGCTTATTTAGCTTATTTAGGTGTAAGACTTTGTGGTTCTTCTAACTATAGGTTAAAGTAATGGAAACTTCCTACGAACTTCTAGCTAGATTAATTAAAGAATTTGAAGGTTGTAAATTACATTCTTACTTATGCCCTGCCGGGGTATGGACTATTGGCTATGGTGTTACAGGTAAAGATATTATTAAAGGTACTGTATGGACACAAGAACAAGCAGATAACGCTTTAGATAGATTGGTTAAAGATAGAGTATTACAAGCAATAACCGCTAGTCCTATACTTAAATCACAATCCCCAGGTAAAATTGCTGCTATAGCTGACTTTATATATAACTGTGGCTTAGGTAATTATAATTCTAGTACATTAAAAACTAAAGTAGATGCGGCTAGATGGGTAGAAGCAGTCAATGAAATTCATAGATGGAATAAAGGCGGTGGTAAAGTGCTATCTGGATTAGTTAGAAGGCGTTCGGCTGAAGCAGTATTACTTGCTGGTTTAGCATCAATTAATAAATAATAGAGGTTATAATGTCTGATTTATATATTGCTAATACACAAGGGCAAGGGTTTAGCCAAGGAGACCATATTTCTGTAACTAATTTCTATAATACTACTACAATGAATGTGCATAATATTGTATATATGAATCAGACTACAGGTAATATAATTCCAAAACCAGATCATTGCTGTTTAGACTCTTTATGTGGTTTACTTTATAAAATTATAGGTATGTTAGCGGCACAACCAGAAGAAGTTATAAATGTAAATGTTACGGCATCAGGTGGCACATCCTCAGCTACAGGTGGTTATGCAGATAATAATAATAATAATATATCTACTATAACAAATAGTTCTAGCTCTAAATCTAAAACTACATCTAAAAATAAAGTTAATATGGATACTAAGCTAAAAGTATCTTCTTTAGATGGAAGTGTTGGAAATAATACCAATGATAACTCTACTATTGCTACTGCTAGGGGTGATGGTAATGGTAATAATGGTAATAATGGTAATAAAGGTAATAAAGGTAATAATTAATTTAAGAGGGTAATATAGTGCCAAGTAAAAGTAGAGATCAACAAAAGTTAATGCGAGCAGTAGCACATTCTAAGAAATTTGCAGATAAAGTAGGTATCCCACAAAAGGTAGGCAAAGATTTTGAAAAGGCTGATAAAAAATCTGGTAATAAATCTTTACCTAAAAGAGTAAAACATAGTATGGAGTATGATGAGGTTACTTTATATAAGCCTTCACATATTCCTATGCCTTTAAATAGCTTAGATGAAAGTTTACCGAGGTAGTTATGGTACTATATTGGCCTGAATTTACAATACCTAGCATTAATCTATGGGTAATGCCTAGCTTAACTTATATTGATTATACAGAGAAGCATATAAAAGGTAAGAAAGTGTATTCTATGGTTGTTAAAGACAACCCTTTATACAAGTTACGCTCAGAAGAAGGTTAATATATTTAAGTTGACTTTAGCTTATTTTATAGTTATATTGTTAAAAATATCTAGTATTAAGGACTAATATGGCAGCAGCAACAGTAAATTTACCTGTAGTTGAGAAAGGTTCTACTTATAGACATAGTTTAACCTGGAAAGATAGTAGTAATATACCAATTAATCTTATTGGTGCTTCTGCACGTATGCAGATCAGAGAATCCTATTTATCTACATCACCTTTAATAGAACTTAATACCTTTAATGGTAGAATAACCATTTCTCCTGGCCTAGGTAAGATAGATTTATATATCTCCGCTGAAGATACTACAACATTAGAAGGTATTGGTGGTATCTATGATTTAGAAGTGATATTTACTTCTGGTGATATTACTAGATTAATTGAAGGTAAAATTATATTTAAACCTGAAGTAACTAGATAATGGCTGATATTATAACTGTCTCTATAGGTAATCAAGATAGTATTATAATTGATACTATAATCCCTTTAGTTATTACTGAAATAGTACAGTCAAATGTCATAACTGAAACTATCTCAGCCGATAGTATAGTTCTTACTGATACTTCATCTTCATTAGTTATATCTTCTTCTCAAGGGCCGCCTGGAATATCTGGTGGTGTAGCTATTAATGTCATAGCAGGAGAAAACCTTGGTGGACATAGAGCTATAACCTTATCTAATGGCTTAGCTAGATATGCTGATAATACGAGTTTAGCTAGTGTAAATAAAGTTATAGGTATCACGAGAGGCTCTTGTATAGTAGGAGATATTATAGCAATAGATAGTATAGGAGAATTAAATGGATTTTCTGATCTTATTACAGATATGCCGGTATATTTATCTATTAATGGTATTGTTACTTCTACAATTCCTTCAGTAGGCTTTATACAACAACTAGGACTTGCTATATCTACCACTACAATAGTAATTAACATTCAACCGTCAATAATTTTAGGGTAACTCATGGCTATAAATAAATATTTAACTAATAATGGGGGTACTATAACAGAACGTATTGCCCCGGCAAGTTCCGTGGGTGCGCCTGATGCAGGTAAAATACCCTCCCTTAATGTATCTGGTATTTTAGATTCTACAATTATTAACTCTAAAACTACCTCTGCTGGTGTTGGCGATAGTGGAAAAATAGCAGCACTAAATGCACAAGGATTTCTTGATAGTACTTTAGTTAATAGTAAACAAAGTTCAGTTGGAGCGGATGACGCTGGAAAAGTTATTGCACTAGATTCTGCAGGTAAACTTCATTCTACTATGTTACCTACTGGCGTTGGTGCAGATACAGCTTTAATTGTTACATCAGAAGACTTATCTGGTGGTGATCTAGTTAATATATGGAATAATTCTGGTGTAGCTAACGTTAGAAAAGCTGACGCTACTACAGTAGGTAAAGAAGCACATGGATTTGTATTAGATAGTTTTACTAATACAGCATCTGCTACAGTATATTTTGAAGGAACTTGTACAGGGTTATCTGGCTTAGTTCCTGGGAAACAGTTTTTATCTCTAGTAGCAGGTACTTCTACAGCATCGGCACCAACTAATGCAAATAATATAGTTCAATTAGTCGGTTTTGCTACAAGTAATACGACATTAAACTTTCAGTCTGGTGCTGTTATTGTGTTAGCTGCTGATGTCCTCGTATAGACCTTTAGTCCAGATTGATGGTACTATAAATGAATTACCTTTAGATGGGGATATTAAGGATAGTTTACCAAAAGAAGCTACTAACGCTGAAATGTCTATGGGTACGTCAAAGCTACTACGGTCTATGTCTCCAGCTACTATTACTTTTGCTATTTCAGAATATAATAAATACAATCCGCCAACATATACTGGGGTAGACCCTTTATTCACTTATTTTATGTCTTAATATGACTATAACATATAAAAGCGATAGTTTAATATCAGTTGGGGTAGAGCCTACTATAATTACAACGCTACCTCCTTCGGTTATTTCGGCTATTTGTGCTGGAATAAATGTAGCTAATGTAGCTAACATGCTTATTTATGTAACTGTTACTATATTTAGAGTTAGTAGTCAAAGTACAATTAATATTGTTAAAAAATGTCCTGTAGAAGTGGGAACTAATATAGACGTTATAAAAGGTAAATTAATTTTACTTCCTGATGATATAATTCTTGTAAATAGTTCTTTAGAAACTAGTGCAGATTTTGTTATTTCCTATATCGTAGACTTAGAACAAATTCTATTATAATATGACAGCTATTACAGAGTTACTACCAATAACAGCAGCTTTACCTTTAGCTGGTATTTTAATAGATGAGACGTTAGCTACTAAAATATTTTATGGGCTTAGAGTAGAACGAGAATCTAGTAATCTTTTTATAGATGAAATATTTGATGGTAATGGTATTATAGTTCTACCTAATGCTTATCAAGTGGACCCTAATGATTACAGACAATGGTTATGGTCAAAAACTAAACTAAACTTTGAACTTGCTGCTAATGGGCATTTATTATTAACGATAAACTAATATTATATTAGATAGAGAAACTAAAAATGGCACAAATAATTGATTTAGGAAAACTTAGACTTACTTTTTTAGGAGAGTATTCTGGTGCAGTTACTTATAGCTATAATGATATAGTAACTTATGGCGGAAATTCCTATTGTTATACTAATATATCTGTTAGTTCAGGGATACATCCTACTAATGTTGTCTATTGGTCACTAATGGCCGCCGGATTGCGCTGGACTGGCTCTTGGATACCAAGTAAAGAATATTTACCACAGGATATTGTAACAGATGGATCTAGTTCCTGGATTGCACAAAAGGTATTTATATCAGGAAGTATAAGTATAGCTGACGATTTATTTAATGATGCAGATTCTTGGTTAATACTAGCTGCTGGGGGTACTGGTGTACCTCTAATAAGTGAAACTACTAAAGATAAAATAGTATCTAATGACGGTACCATAGCTTTATGGCGTGACGTATCGTATAATCAAGTTAATGATCTAGCAGTTTTTGATCTATTCCTTGCAGCTAACTCATCTAATACTATAATGATCTCTGCTGCTAGGAGCTATGCTTCTGTATTTCTTCCTGCTGGTGTAGCACCTTTAAGTTATTCTGATGGTTTTACAATACATAACGCATCTGAGTATACTATAGCCATTAGAACTACTTTTGGTAAATTAGTTGTAGCAGTTCTTCCCGGTGGTACTTGTAGAGCTGTATTAGCTGGATTAGTAGATTTTGAAGGTGACTGGGCTATTTCTGGTACTGGTTTACAACCTATATTTATAAAAAATTCAGTTCTTATCCCAAATTCTGAGGCTATTTTAAATAATAATGTTATTGGAGTTAATCCTGTATATACTGTAAAATTAGATGATTCAAGAATATTTTCTTTAGCTTTAACCGCTAATAGTACTTTTATATGTCTTGTACATGAGAATAGGGCTGATGACGGGCCTGCCTTTGATACCCTACCAGCGTTAAATCAAGCTTCACCATTTATATTTACTCCGGCTAATTCAGTAATACAATTAGTTGCTAAAGTGGCTCCTAATGTTATAGGTATTTTTACTGGTACGGATATATATACATTGTATATCACAGGAACAGCTATTACTACCCTTAGTTCTAGTTTATCGGCTTTTACTGCTTCTGGTAGAACTGGTATTGAAGGTTCTCCTGGAGTTAAACAACTAGCAGAAAGCCCGGGGTTATTTGTAGTTACAAAAACAACTGTTGCAGCTACTATAGTATCTTTTTCTGTGGTAACTATAAGTATATCTGGGGTTATTAGTGTAGGTACGGCAGCTACTACAGCTTTACTTGGTACACTAGGTTCATTAGATTTTACACCAATAACTTCAGCTAGTTTTGTCGTAGTACAAACTACAGTAGCAACAGCCTCAGATATAGCTATTACCAAATTTGTTATAACACCTTCTGTTAGCCCACCTACGTCTGTAGTTACTACTCTAGTATTAGAAGCAGCTACTTTATTATATTTAGGTACAGCTAAAGTTATTACTATTGTCCCAGATATAGACCCTGATATTTGTATGATTGTAGCAGCACAAACAGGCAACTTTATGAGGGCTATTTGTGTAAAAGGTTGTTTACCAAGTAATACCTTATCACATGAACTTTTAACATCTAAACAGTTAGATGGTGCTAATGCTATAACATTAAATACTACATTAACATTGGGGCAAATGCCTACTAGACATAATTTACGTTCTATAGGGCCAGGGAAATTTCAGTATATATTTCAAGGATTAAATAATTATATTAAAATTATAAATATGTATATAGATACTACCACTACTTCTACTGCTATAACATTAAATACATATACTACATCAGCAAAAAATATTACAGGTATTTGGTCGATCTTACCTGATTTTTTCCCTAATAATTCTAGGGAATGTTTTCTTGTTGCTCATGGTAATCCTAGCGCAGCCTATTCAGGTATAATTTCTTATAAAAATAATACTGAGGGTGGTTTAGACTTTTCTGGTCTTACATATCCTAATGGTGAGCTATTAAATCTAACAATAGGTACAAGTATATTAGTTACAGGTAGTGGCTGGGTACTTATATCTATAGCGTACCCTACAGCAGCAACTACTGTAGCTGTTACCAATAATAGCTATGCGTTATTTCAGTGTTTCCCTTTAGGTGTTGTTAAATACCATTCTACAATATCTTTACCAATAAATACTACAGTTAGTTCAGCTTATAATGCTACATTAATAGAAAATAATAGAATAACTTTAGTATGTAATAGTAATGACTATGATGCAGTAAAAAATATACCATTTAAGCGTATGGTTTGTTTAGAGTTCGCAATAAATCAATCAATTTAGTATAGGTAACTTAGAATGAAATTATACCAATTAGAAGACAATCATTTAATTACAATAGATAGTAATGGTACGGATACATTACTTGGTTATCTAGCTGTTTTTGACTTAGCCGAAGGGCAATCTACTTTTTCTCCTAGATATTCTGTGGTTGATGGTGTTTTAATAGATAACTTTATAGGTAAAACTGACGAAGAAGTTATGACTATACTACAACAACCCTTTATCCCTCTAACCTCACCCTCAATACCTTAAAACCTCTACCTTACCCCATTAACCTTAAAAACTTCTAGTCGTATAGATACTATTTCTAGTTCGGCTAGTTCTTTTATACTATATATATATATTTATTTAGATATTTATATTCTTTATAATACTTTATTTATTTCCCAAGCTTCCTTAACTTCACTACGCCATCCACCTACTAACCAGCCTAGCCTCTTAAACTCATTCAACATCTACTCTCTAAACTCATTCAACATCTACTCTCTAAACTCACCAATTTCTCCATCTAAACTTTCTATAACCAATCTACCTTTAACTGGTTCTGTCAATAATTCTTTAGTCTTAAAAGTAGAAAGAGTAAAGTATCTTTAGAGTTTTTATAGCCGACTTTTTAACCTTTATTAATCAATGATTTATGAGCCTTTGGCTCTAACCCCTCCTTCTAATTTATCTACTTACTTATTTAGCCATGAGCGTATACTAAGGAACGTAGTGACGTGTAAAGCAGCTCATGAGCGGACTTATATATATATAAATTATAATTATAAATTAAATTCTTTGGTAATTATACTCGTTACACTCGGTAATTACTTAATATAAATAGATATATAACTAGAGTATAAATTATAAATATATATATTCACTTATTTACTTAGATAATCGGCATTATGGCGTGATACGAAGTATCTCAGGCATTGGCGATTATCATTTATATATATAATTAAATAACTTAATTTAAATAATATTCAAGCTAATTCAGGCCAATCCGCCTATTCTAGGCAATAATTAAATAATAAACTTATATCTAATTAATTAATTTATACTTAATGTAATTAATTGCTTACATAAATTAGCTAGCGCAGAGATACTTAATTTATATTTATAAGTTTATTAAATATAAATATATCCCAATCCGCTCATTCTGAGCAATAATTAAATAAACTATATTTAAACTTAATTTATACTTAATATATATATATTAACTTAATTTATACTTAATATATATATATTAACTTAATTTATACTTAAATTATATATTTAATTGATTATCGAGGGTAGCGAGAGGTAGATTTATCTATAATTTAACTTAATTTATCTATATTTATCGGTACAGTATTATATATTATAAAGTATAGCCCAATCCGCTTGTACCAAGCAATATATATATTTAATCTATATATTCATCTATTTATATATTATTCATCTATTTATATATATTATTTATTAATTCATCTATATATATATTACTTCATCTATATATTTAACGAGAGTAGCGAGAGGTATTATATATTTAATAACTAATATATTTATATCTATATTTATTCTAAGTTATATTATCTATTTATTTATATTTATATATAACCCAATCCGCTTATACTAAGCCAGCTCTACTTATTTATCTATCTACTTACTTATTTATCTATTTAAAGTAAGCTATAAGTTATAAATTTACTCATTAAATCTAGCTAAAATTCCATTCTAATGTCCTATTAATTTAAATTTAAAGTCAATTTATGACAATTTTCGTCAAATTTACCTATTTATCGCTATAGTTATCCTATTTAGAGCTAATTTAGCGTCAATTATCTATTTATTAAAGTAGCTATCTATTTACTTACTTAATTATATCTACTTACTTAATTATATCTATTTATATTAACGACAGCAGGGAGAGGTACTATCTATCTATCTATCTATATTAATTTAACTACTTACTTACTTATATTATATATTATATATATATCTATATTAATTATACTTATATCGTAGAGCGGTAGAGGCTTTATATATCTATTTATATATATATATATATCTATTTATATACTTTATTTATATATCTATTAATTATAGTAGAGTATATAAATAAGTGATGCCGCACGGCTGCTTTACACGCTACGCTTAGTATACGCCGTGCTGATATATAAATTAATTAATTATCTACTTTATATATATATATATATTATCAGGCGCAGCCACTTATCACACCTATTCACTTATATGCTTTTGATCTTATGCTCTTGATTCTATCTCTACAGTAGTACACGAAATTCCCAATACATTTCAATAACTTAAGTCGAAAAAGGTGTAGGTTTTTTCCCATAAAGGTGTAGGTTTTTTCCAGATATTGAAAAATGGGCATAAAAACAGCTAGAATTCCATACACCTTTTTTGCTATAATACCCCCTCCACCAATAGGAGATAAAATGAGTAACACCGTAAAATTACATCATGACACCATACCATTATTCAAAGATTTAGACTTATGTGACAGCCGATTCATAAATAGCAGCTTGCTACGGATCGACCAACGAGAAAAATTCACTGACGAGCAATATATACCCGTAGATTTACATCTTTACGCCTCACTTTGCGGAATCACTTTAAAAAAATCCTATAACCAAGTATTATCAATAGCGAATAAACTTAGAGATACAAGTTTTACCCTAGACCTATCTAATGGCTATAAAATAAATACAAGCCTAGTCTATGAAGTTATCTACACCGATGACCCCTATATAGTAAAAATAAACTGGAATAGAAAATTCATACCTTATATAAGCGGAAATATGCGTAGCGGTACTTTCATAACTATAGATCCCATAACAAGTACAATAAAAAGTCAGAAAAGATACAGTCTATACCTACTAATACATAAAAGTTTATGGAAATTAGGCCAAAATGATGTATTTTATATAACTAAAGCCGATATACGCCTACAAGCTAACGTACAAGAAGGAGAATATAAAGAATATAAAGAATTAAATAGAACTCTACTACAACCTACCTTAAAAGATATAGGAAATAAACTAGGAATACATTTAAAAACAAAAGTAGTAGGCGACAGGGTGGAGTTTCGTCATGACATATAAAGTAACTAGAGAAGATTTATTAAATAAATTACCTATAGCTAAGATACTTCAATCTAAACATGGTACTAAGAAAGCATATAACCATGTAAGACCAGAACTAACTTTAATTAAAAACCAGTTTAAAAATGGCTATATACCCTTAATAACAGCACAAAATAATATAAATACTGTAATTAATTTAGTAAGAGAACGCTATCCAGAGGAATTTAATACAATAGGTTGGTATGATAAACAAGTTAATATAGTAATTAAACCCAGTCAGGAAGATTCTATACCTACAAGTAGAAAACTAGAATTAATTACAATAATAGAAAAACTTACTTCTAACGATACTTCTAACGATACTTCTAACGATACTTCTAACGATACTTACCATACTTTAAAAGATATAAATACCTTAGGAAAGCAATTAAATTACCATATATTTACTATATATGAATTAAGTAAACTAGATACTATATTAAAGCGAACCGTCAGAGGGTATAAATATATAACACAAATTACTGATTTATAAGCAATATTTAAAAATAAAATGCCCATCTCATCTAAAAAGGTGGTCACTTTGCCCAGATTAGTGTAATACATAACATTAATAGCTTACCCTAACTACCTCGACCAATAAACCTATGACTATACACAATAACTCAACAGCCACCTCTATACTATCTAATCTCCTTACCCCATATACCAGCCAAGAAGATAACTATAATATAAACATTCCAGAAAAAACCCTACTTACTCTATTTAAATACAAAAATAACAAGAAGTTACTTACAAAAATAAAACTTATAGCTGAGGAATTAAATCTAACTAATAAATTATATATAATAAATAACATACATGTATGGGGAGCTGACGGTAACGGATATACTTTTTCTATAAAAGTAAAATAAGAAGCAGAGTAACTTTAAATACCTCTTGTAAATATACTTATAACTGTAGACTTTTGCTCTATTATATAGAAATAACTTATAAGAGATAAAGTTTCTAAACTATAGTATATAGAAATAACCTGATTATCAACTTTTATTAGTGATTTTTTGGGATATTTTCTTAGTATGTATGAATTTTACTTAATAAACCCAGTTTGCTGAAAAAAATTTTATATTTTTACGATGTGTACGTGGTACTTATACGCATTCAATAGGGACCTCTCGTAGTACCTTGCTATCCCACGAAAAATAAATAAATAAATAAATAAATAAATAAATAAATAAATAAATAAATAAATAAATAAATAAATAAATAAATAAATAAATAAATAAATAAATAAATAAATAAATAAATAAATAAATAAATAAATAAA